AGACTTTCTAAATTAGGGAATGACATTGGCATGGTATTTATCTCGCTGTTAATGATTCTGACTTACGGAAGCCTGCTGCGACTAAATCAGTGGGATGCTATGACCGCGTACTTTCTGACGAGCGTTGACTTGCTGGTCGTAGTTGCCGCGAACTTTCAGATTGTCACGCTGGCGTTTCTCTGATGCTTTCTCAGCCAGTGCCCCGTAGAACTCCGCCGCTTTCTCTATCTGAGCTTTATATTCGAAGCTGATAGGCTTAATAGCGCTTTCTATGCGCCAGTTTGGCTTGCAGTTCAATCGCAGAGTAGGGCGCTTAACTTCGCGTGACTCTGGTTCTACGATGCCGTGTTGTGCGTTGTATGCTGCCGTGAGAGCCAAGCGCTTATCGTTACGGCGCTGTCTGGCGTTGTCATAACCTTGATGAGCCATGGTGTTACCTCCAGTTAATGAGCTTTGGTGATGGTGTCTGTGCCTATTTCAATCACAGCGCTCTCGATAGCTTTCTCAGTCCCGCGGCATTACCCGTCGTTAGCTCCAGCTATTCACCATCCCAAAACTCATTCGCTTTGGTTGTTTTGCACTTTTCAGCGCTGTTATCTTAAAGAACACTTCCTGTCGTACTTTTGGCGTCCTGCCGTGTTGATGGAATTGATAATCACATAATGTGTTTTTATAATCAACACGAAATGTGATTAATTTGAGTGTGATTCTTTATTTGATTGATTTTTAAAGTAATTTAATTTGAAAATAATTCAGACGCGACCCTTCGCACCTGGCTATCAGGCGTGAAAAGTGTGCTAGATTGGGTGAAATTTATTCTGTGAGGGGTGATATATGGATAGCGAACAAGAGTTTTTCGAGCAGCAGCGGCCGGAAGTGGCGCAAGTTATCGGTACTGCTGTGATGCAGCTACTAATAGAGAGTGGGGAGGTGTCGAAGGATTCGATAGCAGAGATGATAGAGGTACTGTATCAGGAGGAACAGGTAACTTTAGCCGTCGAGCTAGCTATTGATATTCTGAGATTACCGCCAGAAGGCTGATTACAGACATAAAAAAGCCCACACGGGACGCGGTGGGCAAAGGTAAAGACTAAGTTTATATATTTGTAATCCCTGATGTTGTGCTCTTAGCGTAGATGAGTTTCTTTACATTGCAAGATTACAGGCACAAAAAACCCGGCAGCGGGGCCGGGGCGTGAAAAATTATTATTATTTGTTTGACTAAGCTATAGGCGTGTCCATAATGGACGTAACGATGTCCACGATGTCCACGATGTCCACGATGTCCACGCTTAGGAAAATAAATGAAAAAATATGCTTTTTGGAACAACAAGGGTGGCACTGGAAAAACCAGTCTCTCTTTCCAGTCGATATGTCGATATGCTGAACTTAATCCTAAAGAAGAAATACTCGTTATAGATGTATGCCCTCAAGCTAACTTGTCCGAGTTGCTTCTTGGTGGGCTTATGGGGAAGGGTAGTGATCATCTTTTAGCAAGGCAAGCTCAGCCTGTTCGTGCAACTCTAGGTGGCTACTTCCAGTCAAGGCTTCCTACTCCATATCAAAAACCAGCAATAAATGGTACTGACTTTTTAACGAGACCAATAGATTACAATGCAAACATTCCGGCAAATATAAGTCTTATTTGTGGTGATCCGTTGCTTGAGCTTCAGTCAAATGCCATCAATACATTGGCTAGTCAGCAAATTCCAGGTACGAATACTTGGGTTTCGATAATTGACTGGGTAAATGATCTTATAGATAGCCTTGACGGGAAGTACGTTACTCTTTTTATAGATTGTAACCCGAGCTTTTCAATCTATACGCAGATAGCCCTGGCAGCGGTAAATGGTCTGATTCTTCCAGTCATGGCTGATGATTCATCGAGACGAGCAATTCAAAATGCATTTTCTCTAATTTATGGATTAAAACTACCATCTGAGATTTATGCCACATATGCTTTTGCAAACAAGCTAATAGCAGCCAAGCGTGAATTACCAAAGGTTCATTTAATTGTAAAGAATCGCATAACCCAATATATGGGGCCAGCGTCAGCATACGCTGCCGTGCTTAATTCAATTGACCGAGATATTGAGCAACTATTACTTACACATGGTGAAATATTTACTTTCCCTGCGATTAAGGATGGCGTAGTTGATATAAAGGACTTCCAAACAACCGGTGTTGTTTCCTTCGCGAAAGGATGCCCGTTCTCGACCTTACCATCAGGTAGAATAAGCGTAATGGGTAAGAGAGTAAGGGTAAATAATCCTTATCGCGAATCCTGTCTGCAAGCCATAGATGTTTTGGTAGGAAAATTATAATAGGAGACATCAGGGCGAAAGCCCTGATGTCTTTTAGCTACCCCCACCCCTCTATGGGCTAGCAGTGAAGATAAACGATAACACCTGGCTAACCCATTGAGCTATTCTCTCTGATGTGCGGTTGGCGTATAGGAGACCTATGATAGCTATCACAATCAGAATTATTGGAACTGCATAGTTTTTCATTGCGCCCCCTAAGTTATGGGCTAGCAGTGGGTTAGAGACTTTCATTCCACGCCATATCTTTAACGACACCGATAAACTTACAATCTCTCTTTACAGGGATTGTTTTGTAGTCGTTATTAAGCGGCACCAAATAAGGCTCTCCACCTTCTATAACGAACTTCTTAAAGGTCACGGAGTTCTCTTCCGTTAGTTTCGCGATAACGTAACTACCAGGCTCATGGTTTGCTTTTGGATCAACTAAAATCAGCATCCCTTTTGGAAAGGTTATTCCTTTATCAGATGTCATTGAGTCACCATCAACTTCTAACCAAAACGAATCATCACTAACTCGCTTTGTTGTTTCTTCCCAATGTTCAATATCACGAATCCTTTCAGGCTCTATTGCTTCCTGCCACGGCCCCGCGCTTACCTTCCCAACCACTGGGTATGACCTTTGTACGTAAACTTTATCCGATTCATTTCCAAACATTAACTCTCCAGGGCTAATCCCCAGAGCAGAAGCCAACGTAACAGCATCCTCTGCGCTTATCTTTCTAGTGCCAAGTTCATAGTTTCCAACTCTAGATTGTGATTCCCAGCCGCATTTCTCAGCTAATTCTCGCTGACTTAATCCCAAGGCCGATCTTGCCGCCTTTAAGCGTTCTGCTATTTGGAGGTTGATATTTTTCATGACGTCCTTTTAACACATTGCGTGTTTTTCTTCTTTCACGATTCGTGTTTACAAGTAATCACAAATTGTGTTTAATAAGAGTATCTGCAACCAAGAGGGACATTCGCAATGAATCAAATTGCTGAAGAGCGAAAAAGGATTGGAGTAACCCAGGCTGACTTAGCCAACAAACTCCACTGGAGCCAGTCTCGCATTGGCAATTATGAATCAGGAACCCGAACTCCTGACCTTCACACAAGTAGAAAAATAGTTCAGGCACTCAATGAATTAGGCGGTAATTGCTCATTGGATAGTGTTTTCCCGCCAGAATCGAAAGCAGCTTAAGCACTACCGCTCATTAAATCCTCTGCGCTGAAAAGCGCCCATAAAAACTAAATCCCCAGACCATCGGGGAGGAACAACAACATTCAAATCACAAGGGAAGAGTACGCAATGGAACGTGCAAGTAACAGCAAGAGAATTATGGAAGTTGAATCTGAGCTACGAAGCCGAATGGCTATCAAGGGCCAGAGCAAGTTTGCGCGGGAGGCTGGCTGGGCCGAATCAAAGGTAAGCCGGTTAAACGTACATGACATGGCAGTGACGTTTGTTCTTCTGGAGAAGATATGGGAGACGAGCGTGATAAGGGAAATCGCAAGGCAGGCTGTGATTGCGGTGACCGGAAAGCAAAAAGCCCCTGCGCGAACAGGAGAGGCTTCTCAAATAACGCTCAATTTCTGAGGTAACTATACATGAGTTTATCTACGGTAGTAAACCCGACTATGACCAGTCAGGAAATAGCTGATCTCGTTGAGTCTCGTCATGACAAAGTTAAGCAATCAATAGAAAGACTGGCACTTCGTGGAACAATTCAACTCCCCCCATTGGGGGAAGTTAAGAATCATCTTGGGCAATCGGTAGCTGTGTACCAAGTTGGCAAGCGAGACAGCTACATTGTAGTTGCCCAGCTTTCCCCTGAGTTCACGGCTCGATTAGTTGATCGCTGGCAGGAGTTGGAAAATCAGGCGCGCATTCCTCAAAACTTGCCAGATGCTTTACGGCTGGCGGCAGACCTCGCAGAAGAAAAACAGAAACTGGAAAATCAACTTGCTATTGCAGCTCCGAAAGCTCAGTTCGTTGACAGCTACGTCACAGCGACCGGATCTCTTGGTTTTCGCGAAACGTGCAAGCTTCTTCACATCAAAGAACCAGCCTTCCGTAAGTTCCTGCTCGATAGCGAGATCATGTATCTGCTGGCTGGGAAGTTAACGCCTTACGCTCAACACATCGATGCAGGACGCTTCACTATTAAAACAGGCGAGAACCTAACAAACGGTCACGCCTTCATCCAAAACAAGTTCACCCCTAAAGGCATCCAATGGATCGCCGGATTACTGGCTGCTCATCAAATCAAGGATATTGCCGCATGAGTACAGCCAAAGTATTTGATATCAGCGCCGAACGTGAGCGCAGGAGCAACAGGATGGAGAACCAGAAGCTTGGTTATGTCCCGTTGTACCGAAGCATCAAGAAGAAACCTTGGGCCAAAGACGTTTTCCTGCGGACTCTCTGGGAGGATCTGCTATTCGGTGCTCAAAGAAAGCCCCGCACGGTTAATTTCAAAGGTAACCAATGGAATCTTCAAGCCGGTCAACTGGTCACGACAGCGGCTGATTTAGGGCTATCTCTGTGCGATAGAGAAGGTAAGCCAACAAGCCGTGATGCGGTGGGCAGGATGCTCTCCTTTTTCGTCAAAGAAGGGATGATCACAACGGGTGGAGAGAAGCGAAAAGGGACGGTAATCACCATCCTAAATTACGCTGAATATGCCGAAAAAATAGACAATTTACCCGCACATCATGCCGCACTTAAACCCGCACATGGTGAAGCCAGTAACGGCGCGGCTTTAGAGGGTGGTGCCGCACATAACGCCGCACTTAAGCCCGCACATCATGAACAAGAAGGTAATAACAATAATATAAAACCCTTTACGTCAGAGAATTCTAACGAATCCCCTGACACCCCACCTAAGAAGCTTCCTGTAGTTCGTCCTGATGCTGCAATCCAAAGTGGTAAAAATTGGGGAACTGCTGATGACCTTAGAGCGGCTGAGTGGATGTTCAGCGCCGTGCTGATGATTGCCCCCGATGCTAAGAAGCCGTCTTTTGCTGGCTGGGCCAATAGCATCCGGTTGATGCGTGAACGGGATGGAAGGAATCACCGAGACATGTGTGTTCTCTTCAAATGGGCCACGCAGGATAGCTTCTGGTGTGGCAACGTGCTTTGCCCGTCAACGCTACGCGAGAAGTGGGACAAACTGGACATCAAGCGCAAGAAGCAGCAATCAGGCACCGCCACTGGTAAGCCTGTTATTGATTTTGATAACACTGACTGGATAAACGGGGTATCGGTATGAGAAATGTCGTCACAGCCATCCAGAACCGTGATGGTCAATCATTGCAGCAGATGTACGCCGCTGATAAGCCAAAGCAGCAGGTGCCAGAGCAGGCCGCGCAGATATTCAACGAGCTATTTCGCCAGTTGAAGGCTGCATTTCCAGCGCTGATGACCAGCATCAAAGACCAAAGCGACCTGAACGAGCTACGTCGCCAGTGGGTTTTGGCATTCATCGAAAACGGGATTACCAGTATCGACCAAGTTAACGCTGGAATGAAGATCGCCCGCCAGCAGGCAACGCCGTTCCTCCCGTCGCCGGGCCAATTCATCGCATGGTGTAAGCAGGGTGCCACCCGCGCCGCTGGACTGCCCGATGCGGATGAGCTTTATGACATGGTGATGGACTATGCCAAGCGTCGTGACATGTTCAGCAGTGCCGAAGCATTCCCATGGCCCAGCAATCCGGCCTACTGGATGGTCACAAAGCTTTATTCACAACAGCGAGTGCAGGGGTTATCTGAGCAGGACTTACGGAAACGGTGCGGCAAAGAGCTGGCTGACATGTCGAAGCGCATTGAATCTGGTGAGCCAATCCCCGCGCCGGTGGTGCAAATCCCTAAGCTTCACATCCCGGCCAGCAACGAGAAAGCACTGGATCACATTGCCGAACTACGCGCCAAGCTGAACATGACGAGGAAATCATGAGCGCATTAGGTGCATTTATCAAACAGCAGATAGAGCAGCAAGAACGCCATGAGCAAGCCCTCCGCATTAAATTCCTAAGCAAGTTACCTGAAAACACCTTCCAAGCAATTTACGAAGAGTGCTTTGGCACTGATGAAGACGTTGATTGCTCAGGTGCAAGGTACAACGGAATTTACTACAGCGAGTGGGATATCTATTTCGCATCACATGAGCGTGACAGTGACGCGGAAGTCATTTTTTAGGAGAAGAATATGATTTATCGGCGTGGATGGGTTCCTGTTTTATACCGCTTCGAACTTGAGAAGAGGCTTAAAAGTCAAGGGTTCGAGAACTGGCAGAAAATATCGAGATTCCTGTGTGATGGTGACGCCAACGCTTACGCAGACCATGAAAACCAGCCAAATCATTATGCATATCAGGTTGTCGATCATACTGAGTGGCTTGAAAGGCGAGACGCTAAATTATGGCAGCGTCTAAACCGCCTCTGGTTCGTTCCCCTTTGGGTTTTGACAATTCCTTTCCAGTGGCTATTCAGGGGGCGAGTTGGGTTTGAGACAACATCAAAAATAGGCCTTCTTTGCCAGAAAATAACGGGACTTGAGTGAAGGAAATCATGATGGACATAACTAAATCGCGGGAAGACTTTGAGGCTTGGCTTAAATCGAAAATGCCTACGACATACAAACTGGCCTACGAAACAGAAAATTATTGCGACGATGAAGACATGGTTAATTTAGCCAAGGCATCAGTGCTTGATATGCGCACTGCGTGGCAAGCGTCTAGAGAGAGCATTGTGGTGGATATCGACTGGCCAGAAGCTAACGATGACTTCTGGAAAGAAGGGGAAGATGGTGCCTACGCAACCGGTCACACAGATGGTCGGCAGCAAACTACAGATGCAGTAGTAAAAGCCCTCCGCACTGCCGGTATTCGAATCAAGGGAGAGAGTGAATGAGTGAACTAAGAAATTGGCTTGAAAGTGGTGATTACTTACCAAATGAGTTTCGGGACTTTCACGACCAAAAGGATTTGTTCAAAGCAATGCACTGGATTATCGAAAATGCTAACGAAAACGGAAATGCACGTGATGGTCATATCTACGTCGTCGATACCTTTCTTTGGTACATGGCAAGCAGGGGATACACCCTACAACGCTCAAGAAAGAAAATTAATTTCAAAGAAATATCAGATGATGTAATCCGATTTAAATCAGAAAGCATGAGAATTTTTGATGAAACATTAAGAACGGAGAAGGAGCCAAAACCATGAAAGCATTAGATAGTTTCACTGTAGAGAGACTGGGCGAAATCAAAAATGCATTTCTTGATTGCAACAAAGAAACCGCGCCAAGCATTGGAGAGATTTTCACTCTAATTGACATCGCGTTAGCTGCAAAGAGGGCTGAGCCTGTAAGCCTTGAATCCGCAATCGAAAAATTCAAGGAGTACAACATTGGCTTTCCAGTTGAAAAGTTAAAAGCCGACTTCGTTATTTCATGGTGCCTGACCAATCTAACCCCACAGTTGAACTCTCCGGAGATACCAGATGGTTGGAAGCTGGTTCCGATTGAGCCAACTTTAGCAATGCTCACACTGCTCGGATTGACAGGAAGTTTTGAAAGCATGTTAGAGCGTTATGCCAATATGCTAGACGCTGCGCCGGAGAGGGAAAATGGATGATTTCTGTTTACACCAAAGTACCTTCAAGCAGTTAGGCGCAACTCTTCAAATACTCATCACCTCCGGCAAGAAATACCGCGTCTCAATCTGTGAATGGCGGGAGAAACGCAGTCTCAACCAGAACGCACTCAGCCACATGTGGTATGGCGAAATAAGCGCTTACCTCATCAAGTCAGGCCGCACTGACGCAACGCCAGCATGGGTAAAGCGTAACCTCAAAAAAACCTATCTCGGCTGTGAAGAGGTCGAATACACCGACTTTGTGACCGGCGAGAAAGTTAAAATGTGGGAACCGCGCCATACGTCAAAGCTCGATACTGGCGATATGCATTTCTTTCTGTCTCAAGTCGAAATGTGGGCCGCTGAATTTGGGTTGGCGCTGACCATTCCTAATGGCTGCGAATATTCAAACCTCAAACAAAAGCAGGTGGCGTGATGAAAGAGATTGATGCTCTTGAAGCTGCGTTTATCAAGGCTGGAAAGGCATTTTCCAAGGCACTCCAAGATGCAGGGTTATTGCTTGAAAAGCATAAGAAGCCAGACTTGATATCAATACCGCGCCCGGAACCAATAGAACCTTGGCGGCAGAAAGGGAGAAAGCCCTGGAGGCGACGCCGATGACGCGACGAAGCCCAACCCAGATAGCCATAGACAACCTGATATTCCGCAAGACCTCTCGAACCAAGCCAACCAAACC